CGCGATCCCCGACCGCACCGACCTGAAGCAGGAACTGTCCACCCCGCTGTACTGGTACGACAACGTGGGCAAGCGCGTCCTCGAGTCCAAGGACGAGGTCAAGAAACGGCTCCAGGGCGGCGGCAGCCCGGACATCGCCGACGCGCTCGCGCTCACGTTTGCCTACCCGGTCGCCAAGATGCTGCCTCGAGAGGTGCGCGAGAAGCTGTCGCCGCGCCGCGAGGATCACGACCCGTACGCGGACATGTGAGTACCCGTAACGACTAGCGAGAGGAATACAGTCATGCCCGTCAGGCTTGCCACCACCGATGACCTGAACGCCATCGCTGACATGGGGTTTGGGTTCATGGCCCGTACCCGTTACGCCGCAACCGTTTCCCCGAGCCGCGATGAAATCAAACACGCATTCGCAGGGATTCTGGAGCATGGCCGCATATGGGTGGCGGAAATTGATGGCGTCGTTCATGGATTTCTGGCCGGCATCATGCAAGGCGCATGGTTCGCACCGAACATCCGCATCGCCCTCGAGGCCGCATGGTGGATGGACGAAGATTTCAGGGGACGGCCTGAAGGCGTGCGCCTCCTGCTCGCGTTTGAGCGGTGGGCCAAAGAAGAGAAAGCCGACGCCGTCTGCATGTCGGACATCGTCATCGAAGGGAACACCGCAGCAGCGTCGATCCTCGAGCGGCTCGGCTACGCGGTGAGTGAACGCACATTCTTCAAGGCAACACCATGTACGACTACAGCATCAGAAAGACCCGCGACCTGACCGCACGCCATGAGCGGCGGTTCATCATCTCGGCCATCGGCTCGGCCATCGGCTCGGCCCTCGGCGCCATCGGCGCCGGCCTGGGCGCGGCCGGCACTGCCGGCGGCATCGGTGCAGCCATCGGTTCGGCCCTGCCCGCCATCGGTGCCGCCACGGCGGCAGCAGGCACGGGCTACGCGATCGCCGCAGGCGAAAGCGGCAAGAAGGCCCAGCAGCAGGCCATGACCCAGCAGCGGCAGGCGCAGGACGCCGCCGCCGCACAGGCACGCTCGCAGCAGCGCCGCAGCCAGCAGGCGATGGCCGCAGCCAACCGCGCCGAACCCGATGTCGCCGGGATCATGGGACGCGCCGCGGCCGAAGGCGCCGGCGGCCCCGCCAGCACCATGCTCACCGGGCCGATGGGCGTGAACCCGCAGGATCTCCAGCTCGGGCGCTCGTCGCTCCTCGGAGGCTGACGTGAGCCAGTACACCGGAGACGCATCCTCGTACCCCAACGCGCCCACGCGGGATCGGCTGTTCACCCGCTGGGGCCAGCTCAAGAGCGAGCGCGCCTCCTGGTACGCACACTGGCAGGAACTCACGTCGTACATCCTGCCGCGCAACGGCCGCTACTTCGTGCAGGACCGCAACCGCGGCTACCGCCGGCACAACAACATCTACGACAACACCGGGACGCGGGCGCTCCGCACGCTCGGCGCCGGCATGATGTCGGGAGCCACGAGCCCCGCACGCCAGTGGTTCCGGCTCGCCACGCCCGACCCCGAGCTGAACTCGTTCACGCCCGTCAAGCTGTGGCTCGATGACGTGACCAAGCGCATGCAGCGCGTGTTCCAGAAGTCGAACACCTACCGCAGCCTGCACCAGATGTACGAGGAACTGGGGTGCTTCGGCACCGCGTCCTCGATCATGCTCCCTGACTTCCAGGATGTGATCCACCACTACCCGCTGACGTGCGGCGAGTACTGCATCTCAACCGACGCCAAGGGCCGCGTCTGCACCCTGTACCGCGAGTTCGACATGACCGTCTCGCAGATGGTCAAGGAGTTCGGGCTCGAGAACTGCTCCGTGAGCGTGCAGAACATGTACCGCACGGGCAGCCTCGACCAGTGGGTGCCCGTCATCCACGCCATCGAGCCGAGGGCCGACCGCGACATCGGCAAGCGCGACAGCAAGAACATGCCGTTCGGGTCGTGGTACTTCGAGGTCGGCGGCGAGGACGGGCAGTTCCTGCGCGAGAGCGGGTTCATGCAGTTCCCGGCGCTGTGCCCGCGTTGGTCCGTGGTCGGCGGCGACATCTACGGGAACAGCCCCGGCATGGAGGCGCTCGGCGACATCAAGCAGCTCCAGCACGAGCAGCTCCGCAAGGCGCAGGCCATCGACTACCAGACGAAGCCGCCGCTCCAGGTGCCGGCCGCCATGAAGAACCGCGACGTGGAGACGCTCCCGGGCGGGATCTCGTACTACGACGGCGCATCGAACGGGATCAAGACCGCGTTCGAGGTGAACCTCAACCTCCAGTACCTGCTGAACGACATCGTGGACTGCCGCGAGCGCGTCCGCGGCGCGTTCTACGCCGACCTGTTCCTCATGCTGGCGAACATGCCGAACACGCGCATGACCGCCACCGAGGTCGCCGAGCGCCACGAGGAGAAGCTCATCATGCTCGGGCCCGTGCTCGAGCGTCTGCACAACGAGCTGCTTTCCCCGCTCGTGGACATGACGTTCACGCGCATGATCACGGCCGGCTTGATCCCGCCAGCCCCGCAGGAATTGCAGGGCATGGACCTGAACATCGAGTTTGTCAGCATGCTCGCGCAGGCGCAGCGCGCCATTGGCACCAACGCCGTGGACCGCTTCGTCGGCAACCTCGGCGCCATCGCGCAGATGAAGCCCGACATCCTCGACAAGTTCGACCAGGACCAGTGGGCCGACGTATACGCCGACATGCTCGGCGTGGACCCTTCGCTCATCGTTGCCGACAAGGACGTTGCCCTGCTGCGCAACGCCCGCAACCAGGCGCTCGCCGCCAAGGAGCAGGCCGCAGTCATGCAGCAGCAGTCGCAGACCGTCAAGAACATGGCGCAGGCGCCAACGCAAGGACAGAACGCGCTCACCGACGTGGTGAACATGTTCAGCGGCTACAACTCGCCCTCGGCGGTGGAGATCTAAATGGCGATGGTCAGCATGAAGACGGAGTCGGACGAGAACGAAGGCGAGATGTACCCCGAGGAGCTGTGCATTGAACTCGAGGCCGAGCAGCTCTCCAAGCTCGGGATCAACGCCCCCATGCGGGTCGGAACCGAGGTCACGATCACCGCACGCGCCTACGTCAAGGAGGCGAGCACGACGATGGTTGAGGGCGGCGTCGAGCCGAGCATCGAACTCCAGATCACCGACATGTCCGTCGCCGCCGGCAACAGCATGGGAAGCGCAGCCACCATGCTGTACGGCGGATGAGAGTACCCGTAAGCATTAGACACAGGGATACATTCCGCCCGTGAGCACGTACGACCCCCTCGACCTGCGGGGACAGGAGCGCGACAAGGCCGAACGCGAGCTGCGTGAGCGACTGGAGCGGCAGGCAGAGGAGGCGGATGTTCGGTGGCTCATGTCCAGCAAGCGCGGCCGCCGCATCGTGTGGCGGCAACTGGACCAGGCGGGCGTGTTCCGAAGTTCCTTCAACACCAACGCGATGACAATGGCATTCGCGGAGGGTGGACGGAACCAAGGGCTGCGGTTGCTCGCGATGGTCCACGAGCTCTGCCCGGAGCAGTACCCGGCAATGATGAAGGAACAATCCACCAATGACGGAACCAACGATGATGGAAGCAGCCGCAACGACCACTGAAGGCGCTTCCCCATCCTCGGTCCCTGATACGGTTGCGGCGACGGCCGACAAGCTGTACGGGGACACCAAGGCGACCGCGACCCAGGGCCAGCAAGCCGCCGATGCGGCCGCTGCTGGTAAGGAACCTGCGCCGGCCGACGCCGCCAAGACCGAGGCACCCGCCGAGGCCAAGGCAGCGCCGGAAACCTACGAGTTCAAGGCACCGGAGGGTCGAGCGTTCGACCCCGAGGTCATCGCCGAGTACTCGAAGGTGGCAAAGGAACTGAACCTGTCGCAGGAAGCCGCGCAGCGCGTCCTCGACTCCGTTGGCCCCAAGCTGGCGGAACGTCAAGCGGCGCAGATCGAGGCCGTTCGCAACGGCTGGGCCGACAGCTCAAAGGCCGACAAGGAGTTCGGCGGCGAGAAGCTGACCGAAAATCTTGGCGTTGCGAAGAAGGCGCTCGATCAGTTCGGGACTTCCGAACTGCGCGACCTGTTGAACGAATCGGGCCTCGGGAACCACCCCGAGGTGATCCGGTTCATGTACCGCGCCGGCAAGGCCATCAGCGAGGACAAGGTCATCACGGGTGCGGCCGCCACGGCCAAGTCCGGGCCGAAGTCGTTCGCCGATCTCGCCGACGCTCTCTACAGCACCTAACCACCACAAGGAGCCACACCAATGGCAGTTCTCTCCAGCAGCAACCTGACGCTCGCCGACTGGGCGAAGCGCACCGATCCCGAGGGCCGCGTCCCGGTCATCGCGGAACTCCTGTCGCAGTCCAACGAGATCCTCGAGGATTGCGTGTTCAAGGAGGGCAACCTCCCCACCGGCGAGCGCGTCGTGATCCGCACGGGCCTCCCCGCCGTGTACTGGCGCGCCCTCAACCAGGGCATCCCGAACAGCAAGTCCACGACCGCGCAGGTCGATGAGGCGTGCGGCATCCTTGAGGCCCGCAGCGAGGTCGATAAGGATCTCGCCATGCTGAACGGCAACACCGCGCAGTTCCGCCTGTCCGAGGACGTGGCCTTCCTTGAGGCCATGAACCAGACGCAGGCGACCACGATGTTCTACGGCAACCCCGCCATCGAGCCGAAGTCGTTCCTCGGCCTCGCGGCGCGGTACTCGGCTGCCCCCGGCAGCTCGGGCATCGGCCAGAACATCATCGAGGGCGGCGGCACGTCCACCGACAACACCAGCGTCTACCTGGTGGTGTGGGGCGACAACACCGTCTACTGCCCGTTCCCGAAGGGATCGACCGCCGGCCTCATGCATGAGGATCTCGGCGAGCAGACCGTGTACGACGGCAGCAACCGCCTTCAGGCGTACGCCACGCGCTACCAGTGGAAGAACGGCCTCGTCGTGAAGGACTGGCGCTACGTGGTCCGCATCGCGAACATCGACGTGAGCGATCTCGTCGGCGCGACCGGCACGCAGCTCTCGTCCGCGGCGACCGCCCTCATCAAGCTGATGGCTCGCGCCATGTACCGCATCCCGAACATGTCGGCCGGCCGTGCGGCGTTCTACATGAACCGGACCGTTCACTCGGGCCTCGCCATCCAGGCGATGGACCGTGCCCAGAACGTGCTCGCCGTGAACCAGGGTCTGTCGCAGTTCGGTACCCCGTACAGCTGGCTGTCGTTCCTCGGCGTTCCGTGCCGCCGTGTCGATGCCCTCATCAATGCAGAAGCCCGCCTCACCTAATAGGTGAAGGCAGAAAGGAAACCACACAATGATTCTCGACCAGAACCTTCGTCTCGGCAACACCGGGGCGATTACGTCCGCCGCCACGTACATCACTAGCACCTCGGGTACCCCGGATGTCGTTGACCTCCAGAGCGGCACCGCCTACTCGGCCACGGCCAGCGGCACGCTCTACACCGTCGCGCAGGGCACGCAGAACCGCGATCTCGGCGAGGGACGCGACCTCTACGTGATGTTCACCGTCACGACCGCCCTCGCGGGCGGCACGAACGCCACCTTCCAGGTGGTCGCGTCCTCGTCCTCCACGCTTGCCTCTGGCAACATCGTGGTCGGCGAGGTCGGTGTCATCACCACCGCGAACCTCGCCGCTGGCCGGCAGGTCGTGGTCCGCATCAGCCCGCAGCAGATCGCTGCGACGGGCCTGCGGTACTTGGGCGCGCAGGTCGTGACCACCGGCAGCCACAGCGCTGGCGTCATCAGCGCGGACATCGTCATGGACATCCAGGACGGCCGCACGGCGTATGCCTCCGGCTTCACGGTGGCCTGATAGGAGCACCCAATGGCGAAGGTCAAGGCAAAGGTTCTATGCTTCGTGGACAACGGCCTCCGGCAGCCCGGGGACACGTTCGACTACGACGGTCCGTACAACAAGCACCTCGAGTATCTCGAGGCTGCCAAGCAGCCGGAGCGCGCCGCCGATTCGTCGGAGGCGCCCATGCCCAAGCTGCGCGGACGGAAGCCCAAGGCCGAGGCCAGCGCCACGGAGTGATCCGATGTTGAGTCTGTGAACAAGGAGGGGAGTCGGCGGGAAACCACGGCTCCCCTCCTCTCACAAGGAGGTCGGCATGGCGTCGGAAGTGGAAATCTGCAACCTCGCCCTCGCGTACCTTGGCGACGATGCCACCATCGCGAGCATCAACCCGCCCGAGGGATCGCCGCAGGCAGAGCACTGCCAGCGGTTCTACCCCATCGCACGGGACACGCTCCTCCAGATGCACAACTGGTCGTTCGCCTCGCGCCGCGTGAGCCTCGCGCAGGTGACGATGCCGTACACCATGTGGAAGTACGCATACGCCTGCCCCGGGGACATGATGGTCGCGGTGGCCGTGCTGCCTCCGCAGGCCGAGAACGACTACGCGGTGCGCGCCTACCCGGCCGACCGCTACGGATGGGGATGGGTCAACACCCCGTTCAACGCCGCAGGCACCTACGTGCCGCAGGAATACCAGATCGAGACGGACACGCTGGGGAACAAGGTCATCTACACGAACCAAGAGAACGCGCTCCTGCGATACCAGGCGCTCGTGTCCGACCCGACAAAGTTCGACCCGCTGTTCACGAACGCACTCGCATGGCACCTCGCGTCCATGCTCGCCGGCCCGGTCGTGAAGGGCGCCGAGGGATCGGCAGAGGGCCGCAAGGCGGCGCAGATGGCGATGGCCTACGTGCAGCAGGCCAAGCAGTCCGACGCCAACCAGCGCAGCGTCAGCCCCGAACACATCACCCCTTGGATGAGCGGCCGCTGACATGGCGCAGACCCGCACCTACACCCGCTCGTTCGCAGGCGGCGAGGTGTCGGCCGAGATGTGGGGTCGCATCGATGACGTGAAGTTCCAGACGGGCGCGGCGAAGATGCAGAACTTCATCGCGCTGCCGCAGGGGCCGGCCGAGAACCGCCCTGGCACGGCATTCGTGCGCGAGGTCAAGGACAGCACCAAGCGCACGCGCCTGCTCCCATTCACGTTCAGCACCACGCAGACGATGGTCCTCGAGATGGGCGCGGGGTACTTCCGGTTCCACACGCAGGGCGCCACGCTTGGGCCCGGGACGCCTGCCGCCTACAACGGCGCGACCGCCTACGTGGTCGGGAACCTCGTCTCGAGCGGCGGCGTGAACTACTACTGCATCGCGAACACGACGGGCAACGCGCCGCCGAACGCCACCTACTGGTC